AACTGCTGCAGTTGCAGTAGCACCCTGTCCACCACCACCAACAATAGTAATGGTTGGTTGAGATGTATATCCTGTACCACCATCATTGATAAGAACTCTAGATACAACACCTTTAGTAATAATTGCTGTTGCGGTAGCACCTGAACCGCCACCACCAACAATAGAAACCAAAGGAGATTCGGTATAACCAGAACCACCATTAGTAACATCAATAGAATCAAGAGAACCATTAACAACAACCGATGCTGTTGCACCAGTACCACCGCCACCTACAATACTAATAGATGGTGGGAAGGCAGAGTCATATCCCCGACCAGGATCATTGATAGTAATTCCAGTTAGAGCACCAAAAGTTTTGGAAATACTAGATTTATAAGACCAAATCGAAACACCATTAATCCAGGTTCCAATAGGACCTGGTTTAATTTCATCCTTTGTAGAAATTGTAGAGGAAATCCTTGGGAAACGATTCAGTTTTCTTTGGTTTCCAGGGAGAAGTGCAGATCCTGGGAAAGGACCAATCTTATAGTTAGGAATACCAGTAGATGCAACATAGACATAATTATCATTAAAGAATGTATTCTGTACATTGGTTGTATAAGGACCAATGGCATTCAAAACAGCACTATTGTCGGACTTACCTTTGTTGAGGTCAATAGAAACAAGAATATTACCTTGAGGAGCGATTACAGCAGGTTGAGGTAACTGATATTGGAATACAACATCAGAGTCTCTAGATGTAACTAAAAACGTTCCATTATAGATGATTGGATTTGCACCATAAATCGTAACCTGGTCACCAACTAGAACACCATGAGAATTTTTACAGGTAACAGTGGCAACATCATTATTAAATGTAATATTATCAACTTCAATTAATTTTTTAACATTATACAACCAGGTGGTCAATTCAGAAGTGGTAGAAGTACCACCCAGTTTAGAGATGCTAAGTTTATCACCAGGAAGATAGTACGAACCAGTATCTGTTAAAGTTGTTTGCTCAGCATCAACAATACCAACAACATTCAACTGGACTTCGGTTGCAGTCCCTTTGTTGATGAATACTCTAAAGTTAGAAGTGACTTCAGTTGCAGCATCCCAAACCTGAGCTGGGGTATTATTTTCACCACGAGTACATTCAATAAACTGGTTTAGAGATTTTTCTTTATATTGTACAACTTCTGTACCACCAATTAAAAATTGACCATTTCTTTCTGGCCATCCAACAGTAGAGTCAACTGTAATAATAGTATCTTCTGCCGTTAGAGGTTCTGCAAGTCTAGTTTTGTAAGGTACAGTAAATGTACCTTGGATAGTTTCTTCGGAAAGAACTAATTCATAAATGGTAAAAGTAGAAGTATTAATGGCAATATAGTTTTCAACCAGTGCAGACGCTTCCTGAATATTAGGATCAGCGATATCAGCATCTTGACTTAAGACACCATCCCTAATATCTGCAGGATTACCACTGACAAGAGTTGCACGCAGAACAGTATCAATAGACCATGTAGATGCAGATGGTTTGATAATTTGATCTTTAGGATAGGAAATACTAATATTCTCACCATAAAGAAGTTTGAACAAGTAAGAAACACTGAAAGATGTACCTTTCGACTGATAGAAATCCCTAACAGTCTTAATTGCGTTTCTTACGTCGATCGACTTATAATCGAGTTCAGGAACGTCGGGTAAGAATTGTTCAGTATACTTATCAAGAAGTCTTTTCACAAACAGAGAATCGAGACACTTGATCTCAGTATCAACTGCTGCTGCCATCGCCATAGTGTTATTAGAGAACACCGCATTACCATCTTCAGTATATTTGGTGATACCACTTGCCGCTCTAGCACAATTCAAGAATTGAGACTTTAAATATCCGCTACCAGATTTATTGATAGAATAACCAGTTACTTCATTAAGACCGATAGTAACAGATGCTTTAGCACTTGGAGGACTTTGAATAAAGATTGTTGGGGGTGCGTCTGCAGAATAACCGCTACCAAAATTAGTGATATTAATATCAGTAATTTGACCATTAAAGATAGATGCTACTGCAGTGGCACCCGTTCCACCATTAGATCTATTATCAACGATATAGACAGAAGGAACGTTATCATATCCAGATCCGCCACTCAGAAGATCAATTCCAACAACCCTACCATCACCATCAACTCTAGTCTGTAAGACTTGAGCACCAGTAGGATCGATAATAGCAATTCTAGGTACTTCAGTATACCCCTGACCTCTGTTTAGAATTTCGATACTGGTAACAACACCATTTGTAAGTACCGATCTAAAACTTGCTTTAATGGGATTAGACCCTGTTGGTTCATCAACATACACAACGGGGGGAGTAGTATATCCAGAACCACCATCAGTGATGGTAATATTACCAGAAATTTGACCATCAGCAAGTGTAGGTGGTGCTAACTTGGCACCACCTGGTTGCTTAAACGTAACTCTAGGATTAAAAGTATATCCGCTACCAGAACTTGTAATTCTTAGAGCACTAACACTGCCATTAGTAACTTCAGCAGTAATACCCGCAACCAACGAACCTTCTTTTGTAGGTGTTTCAATTTCTACAATGGGAGGATTCGTATCACTATATCCAAAACCACCATCAAGCAAAGAAACAGTCTTTACACCATTAATCAGGGCAGTAGCAGAACCGCCAGAACCTTGATCTGAACTAATCGTTACTTTGGGGGGATATTCAAATCTATAACCAGAACCAGTCTCACTATTTGAAATGGAGGTAAGTTCACCATTGTTATTAATACGTGCATATCCTATGGCACCGACACCAAAAGAAGGGATTGGTGCTTCAATAGAATACAGAGAAAGAATTTTACCCTTTAGAGGTGCTTCTTGGAAGATAAACAGATCACCATCAATAAAATATTGCTGCCTGGGAGCAAGTAACTGATTGTCGTAGATTGCGACTACAAATTCATCAGTAATTGGTTCATAAGGATCGCCATTACGAGTAAGTTTGAATGTATTTTGATCCTCTCCAAAAGATCCAGAAATATTATCTATAGCAACGATGCTATTCTCAATAAAACCCTTTTGGAAATAGATGTAAGTCTGATCGTTGGAGTCAGAAGGTGTTCTTGCTCTAGGAGCATTAGTAAAAGTGATTGTAGTGCCACTAACCTGATAATCAGTTTCAGGATATAAAATTTGTCCGTACAGACTTACAATCAAAAATTGAGGTGCAGGTGGCGTAATGGGGTTACCAAGACTCAGTAATTGAAAAGTCCTAGTTGTTCCATCAAATTCATCAATGAGACTTTCAAGAGTAGACCATTTAACTCTAACCTGCTCATATGAAATACCAGGACTCAGAGCAATGTTAGGTGAACTCGTAGTTGTTTCATAATAGATAATCTCATCACCAATCAGGATCGTACCATTATCTTCTAAAAACTTGTCAACGCTCTCTACAACAATAGTGTCAGAATCTGCATCAATAGATTCTACTAGTTTTGTAGAACCATCAAGAATACTGACATCTAATTTATCAATGTCTAAGTAATTTAAAAAATTACTAATGATATTTTGACCTAATCCAGTCTTCTCTTGAGACCTATAGTAATACTCAACAAACTTAACGAGCAGAGGATATTCAGACCCAATGAAATCAGGAGCCTGAGCTGCAATGGATTGAGAGACCTTATTTACGTTATTCATCTAATTAGAAACAACTATTGGTGAGCGATCCTGAGTTATCTATGGGAGGAATTTCAACCGTCGTGGGAGGTTGATCAAACTCTCCTGGCGTCAAACTATTTAGTGGTATAGTGGGAGGTGGCGTTGTGCCGATGGGTGCTACTGTAATCTCTGGAGTCACAATATTGATAATAGTTCCAGGTGTCGTAGCAGGAATAGTTGCGTTATTTGAAGGGATGAAATTGATAGGAAGAAGAAGATCTGTAGGAAGACCTGCCCCAGGAGTTTCATCAACAATTGTTCCGATTCCTGTAATAGAGTCTGTAATAACTAGATTTGAATTAGGAGGTATATTTGATCCTGTACCAATTAGATTTACAGGACCAAAGCAAACCTGTCCCGTTTCATAATTAACAGTACCCGCAGCATTATTAGTATATACCTTTTTGTTACCAGTATTGTAGAACGTTCTCAGAAGACCATATCCGTCGTCTTCAAACTGCTGGTCAACTCCAGGTCTATCATAGGTTCTAAACTTGCCAGAGAGGATAACAGGTTCCTTATAGCACTTGGTAGTACCATTACCGCCGCCGCTGCCGCCACCTGATCCGCCATCATCATCTCCAGCACCATCACCATCAGAACTAGGAGAACTATTGTACAAACCAGAACCAATAGAAACACAATAGGTGTTTGTTTGATTTGATTCGGGTTTAATATATTTGAGGAGTGTAGTTTGAACCGAAACATCACTAATACACTTATTAGCGAGACCAATTGCTTTTTGGAAAGAGTTTGCTCTAAATGTAGAATTGAAGTTATTAATCTGAGTTTGAGTTGCCCACTCTTGAATAGCAGTAGAGATATCAGTTTTAATACTGGAAGAATTAGATCCACACCCAGTATCATACTGAGCAAAAATCTTGTTGTAGATGTACATATCATCAGGATCTACAACAACAGGATCAATTGATGCCATAGCATACTTTCTCAAGAGACTAGAAACTTCTTTTTTTGTTGCTACGTTTAGATTAGTTCCAGTTTTTGTCTTAATGGCAACATACACTTTACCATATACAGGAGGATTGAGAGAATCACCACCATATGCAACAACAGAAGAAGCATTAGTGTATAATTTTTTAGTTAAAATGGCATAATCCTGTGCAGTAACTGCTCTATTTTGAGCAGCAAAGAATCTAGGTGCTGTATATTTTACCGATTCAATGCTTTCTGCTGCTTGACCCTGCTGAGAATTTTCTAAAACAGTAATTCCAACCACAGCAGGAGAATATGACGCCCCATTATTATCAACAATCTTACCGATAAATGAATATGTTTTAATTTCGTTAGCAGCAGGTCCATTAGTGACCATATATTCTAAATCGATTACTTCACCATCATTTAACGATCTGCCAACAACGCCATCACCAAATCTGAGTTGATATCTCATATCCTCAGTTTCAAAAAGGAAGTAAACGCGAGTAGTCGCATCTAAAGCAGTGATGTTATCAACTTTATTGTATAAATCTGATGAAGTTGAAGATTCGTTTGCTCTAACTCTAACAGTCAGAGTAGTAGTATCAACATTTTGAGCGGGAATGATATAATTTTGATTTGCAAAGGTATTAACAACGTAAGAGTAGTTAATAATGTTACCTTCACGAATGATCAACTTATCAAAAGTTGCAAG